CGAGACTTACCCCGAGCCAACGACATCTCAATCATGCTCGAAGTGATATCGGTATAGGCTTCACCGCCCAATGTGTACACAATGTTGTCCAAAACACCAGCGATAGGGTCATCCAGGATGAAACCCTCGGCTACCTCGAACTCAACAACAGTAGGCATTACGCTCTCGCAAAGACAGGACCAGACTGCCTCTCATACCGTTTGATTTCCCTGATAATCTGCTCACCGATACGCTGACCGTCAGCTCCGAGACCAGCGTTCACCGTAATGTTGTAGGTGGCTCCCATGCCCCTACCCTTACTCAACGGTACGACTGCCTCGGGACCGGCTTCGCCTATCATCGCCAGCGTTGGGCTATCCACGAATCCACCGTCAGCTAGCTCAGGGATGCTAACCCTACCGAGACTCAGTTTCCCAATCTCGGGCACGTTGAATCCGATAGTGCGCTCCGGGGAATCTCCGATTGCCGGAATAGTGATTGACAGACGGTTGAGGGCACGAATCATGAAGTTCACGCCAGCGATAATGCCGTTTACGAATCCCTCAAACATGGATATCCATGAGTTGATATACCCCTCGATTAGACCACCGATGAAGTTGAGGACCGCCTTGAATACATCCTTGAGCCCATCCCACAACCTGCCGATACCCTCAACGAATGCCTCCCACCTGGCTGGCAGGATTTCAGTGAAGAACAGAATAAACAGGTCAGCGAACGCTTGAGTTATAGCAGTTATTGCCTCAAACGCACCTTTGAATATCTTGCGACCAATCTCTGTGTTTGTGAAGAACGCGATAAGACCGACAGTGACCGCAGAGAGCAAAAGGAATATCCGGAACAGCGGGTTCATATTGAGAACAAAGTTCAATGCCTTTTGAGCCGCAACCTGAGCCCAAGTCGCCACAGTCATAGCGACCATGCCAACCCTGGACGATACGAGCGCTACCCTTTCAGCCACCCTAGCGGCTACACCCCTGAGCGTGGTCCCGTTGAGCAAGTTCCCCACAATCACACCAAGCTTTTGCGCTGTCGTGTTTGCGTAGGTTGCCCCGGTAGCGCCGTAAGTTGCCAGAGCAAAACCTATCATCAGTCCACGCCCGATAAGCAGACCAGCTCGAAGCAAAGCAAAAGCCTTCACCGCAATAAACACGGCAACCCCAATCTGGACTAACGCCTCATCCATCCCAGCGATGACCTTAGCCACAAACTCAACAATGGGAATCAGAATCTGGAGAATCCCCACGAACAGGGGTATCGCCATCTGAGCTAACTCCAGAATGATAGGGGAGAGCATCTCAAGCATGGTGTTTGCAATCTCCAACAACGGCGGGGCAAGTCGCACAAACGCATCTATCAGAACCGGGATGGCTTGGTCCATTAGTTGCTGGATAATCGTCAAAAGAGCAGGTAACGCCGTCACAGCCATCAGAGCGAACAAGTCAGCTATGGCTTTGACGATAGGGGCAAGTGGCGCTAGCACGGGAAGCATATTTTGGAACGAAGTAACCAACGGTTGGAATACCGAGACCGCACCGCCAGCCTGGTCTTTTAGCATCCCCATGAAAGTGACGAATGTTTGAATCGGGACCGAGAGATTACGAACAAACTCAACCAAAGTGTCTAGTCTCGGGTTCAGGAACTTGCCGATGGTGTCTCCGACAGACTTAGACATCTCCTCAATCGGCTCAAGCCCCTCAATCGCGGCACGGAAGAACTCACCAAACTGGTCGTAGATAGGACCAATCAGGTTCGCCCCGACACGCTGAATGGCGGCAAGCGTGTTAGCCATGGCACCCTCGGTAGAGTCACCCATTTTGAGTGCGGCTCCACCAATCTTATTCTCCAGAGCATCCATCAGGATGTCCCCAGATATCTCCCCGGCAGAAGCCATCCCCATAATGGCTTCTTCAGTAACACCAACTTGCTCCGCAAGCATCTGGTAAATAGGGATACCGCGTTCAGCTAACTGCTGAAGCTCAGTTCGGGAAGCCCTACCGGTAGTCGTGACCTTACCGAGAATGGACTGAATCTCCGTAAGCGGGCGACCAGTAATTGCCGCTGTGTCAGCCAAAAGTGATAGCGTGCGCGTCAGCTCTTCACCTGGCTTCACCCCAGCCGCAACTGATTGAGCCGCAATAGTTGCCGCATCGCCCAGACCAAACGCGGTCCCCTTCACCGAGGCAAGGGCAGAATCCATGATGGCTTCGATATCCTCAGCTGAGTTCCCCAAACCCTTGAGCATGAACTCTGCGTTCTCAATCTGCTGTAGACGACCAAAGCCCTTGGAGATTGCGAAACCAATACCACCGATAGCGGCAGTAGCCGCACCAGCCGCAACGACCATTCCAGTCCCGATGACCTTATTCAGCAGGCTGGATTGTTTCTCGAACCCAACGATGGCGCGATTAGCCTGGTCCAACCCCTTCAGGTCAGACTTGTAGACAATGGGTATAGTTATGCCCTTAGCCACTTATGCGCCTTTCAGTGATATCTGCGAACTCATTTATGGTCTTCTCTATAAAGTGAATCATCTCGCCACGGCGACTGATGTATTGTTGCCATACGAAACGCCCAGCTTTTTGGTTGGGGTTACGGAATCGCCGGTTCAGTTCCTGGATGAGAGCCTCACCTTGAGTGGTCCGAATGTAAGTGCCTTTAGTACCGGCAAGGTCCGCAATCTTCACTGCCGCCTTGTTCTGTCCACGCCCGAATACCTCGATACGAGCCAGAGACTTGCGAGAGCTGGGAGTGACATAAGCCGTTGCCTTGACTGACGTTGGCCAGGCGGTCCGACCACCATGCCCGCCGAATCCCGACAGGGGTGGGCTGGCGTTACGGTTTATCCAACCCTGAATCTGGTCGGCAAACGGTTGGAGGTCAGTCTTGAGTTCCTTGACAAAATACTTACGCAGATTGGGGTCAAGTTGCTTCATCTCGGATACAAGCTTTTTCAGTTCGCTTGTATCTACGTGCGCTGTTAGCATGACTCACCCCTACAACCAGTCTACCGCTTACGGCTTTGATTCTGGCTTCTCGCAATGAGGTAGCGACCCATTGTCCATAGCATCCTGGGCTCCAACGCCATCAGCTCACGGGGACTAATCCCGGTTTCAACTGAGATGACTGCTAACTGCCAATGGACGCTAGAGTCACCCAGGCCTACTATTTTTTTGCTTCTGCTTCCGTGACGATATTGACCGACTCAATCCACTTCTCAAACTCATCCTTGGTGTCCCCGGTCCGCTTGAGCACATGCCAAGCGATGAAGAACAAGTGGGTGAGCCTGACCTCGGATTGAAGTCTGGCAACGCTCAAGTCAAACTTGGTCTCGAACGCAACCAGGTCAGCCGCAATCGTGGTCACTACCTTTTCTGAACCGTCAATGAATATTACTCGTAGGTCAAATGGGTTCATGGTTACGACTCAGCCCTAACCACAGCACCAGTGACAGGCCAGGAGACCGACAGGGTAGCAAGGTCCCCGACAGACGATGCGAACGGCTGATACTCCGTCACAAGCGCGTCAAAGGTGTAAGTAGGGTTGGTGGCACCAACGGCATCGCTGGTCGGCTTGATAACAATAGTTACCGTTGTGCCGAGCAGAGGCCAGAGAGTAGCGTCCACGGAGCTAGCACCAAAGTCTTGGTGGAAGTCCAGGGATACCGACCCATCTTTGAGCCCGCCAATGCGTTCACGCCAAGCGTCACCAAAGCTGGTGGTTTCTTGCTCTTCAGCGTTTACGTCAAGGGTCACTGCGGCAAGGCTGGTGCTAAAGTCATCCCCACCTACAGTGATGTTGTAATCTGTTGCGACAAACTTTGCCACAGTCATCTCCTAATCTGCGTATACTGTCACCGCATAGTCTGCGGCAAGGTACATTACCTCCCCCAATGATACAGTACCGTAGTTGCTCATTTCAGTTACACGCACATCATAAGCAGACCCGCCCAAAGACTTATCTGACTCAATGGCGGACTTGACCGAGCTGGCACCTTCATCGGAAGTGTATTCATCCAGTTTTGCTTGAGCCCTACGCTCCGATGCCCTCGAAGCAAGCAGAGTGATAGTGAACCGGTAGATAGTCATTCCACGTTGGAACGCCTCATCGTAGCTGACGGTCTCCAGAGCAATGATGGCTATGGGCGGGCTTGGGTTGTCTGGAATGTCAATGGATGTCCGCAACCCGCTGATAGTCGCAAGGTTGGTGGCTAACCCATTCCGTAGGTCTGCGATACTCAAGCCATACTCACTTTGCGGTAGGGCATAATCATTGACTCAATGTCGGGGTCTATCCGGGAGACGCGCATCGCGCCAATATCCCCAAACCCGGCGATTCCGAGAGGGGAGTCATACCGTTTGAACTGGCGCATGGCGTAGATGATAGTAGCCTGATTTATTACGTCAGGTACGCTGGCGAATCCCCAAGTGCCTGTAACCTGAACCGTAGCCTGATATTGGTTCACGTTATTGAAGTCCCAGAATGGGAATACATAATCGCCCACAGCCCGAATGCGAGTAAATGGTGTGGTGATGCCACCGGCTTTACCGTTGAGTGGCTCTAGTTGGTAGTCAGTCGCGGTCCAAGTGACCGAGAATGTCTCGCCATCGGGTGAGGTCTTCAGTGAGGTCAAAGACTGGAGGTCGTCAATCTCTGTCAGGAATGAATCTGCTGGCAAATACAACCGGGTATCGGTGCCCTCATCGTAGAAAGTGCGCTCGCAAGCGCCGTCAATCGCACGACTGGCTGAGTTGATAGCAGTCTCAAGCAAAGTGTCATCTACTGAGTCTGTAATCCGTAGAGCACCCTTCAGCTCGGCAAGAGTACAGTACCCGTTGGTTATCGCCATAAATACATTCTATACGCAAAAAAGGTATCCCCTGGGATGACCTACAAACCCAGGGGATACCAGCTTTGATTGTTGGGTTAGCTTGCGCCTCCAACGAAGTGACGCACGTGCGAAGCGTGAGTCAGGTCGCCATCTACGCGAATCAAGAAGCGGTAAGTAACCACATCCGTATTGAAAGCGTAGTCGGTAGAGGAAGCCACCTGGAGTCCACCAGCAAGGCGTACCTTGTAGCTGGGGAAGTGACCGAACAGAACCGACTTGGCGTCAAGCGCAGGCACTGCGATGTTCGGGTTCTCAATGACAGGGAATCCGAGAATGGTGTCAGGTCCGCCAACTACAGGGTCGTAGATGTAGCGGTTGTCGCCATCCTTGAGTTTCCGCATTGCGCCCATAGCCGTACCGGAAGCCATGAAGCCAGTTCCGGGCAGACGGCGAACGAGACCATCAACACCGTTGTAAGCCAGGTCAATCAGGTTGTCAGCGGTGAAGGCACCGGTCACGCCGGTTCCACCCACAACACCCTCAGACGAAGCAGTCACGATACCGTTGGGCTTTGAAGAACCGTCACCCGTGGTGAGTGCGGCGTTCACAGCAGTTCCGATACCGTTACCAGCCTGACCTGCCAAGTGAGCCTCGATGTCGAATCCGGCGTCAGAGATAAGCTCAGAAGCAACGGGAATCAACAGACCATACTTGTAAGCGCCAAGCGTGATGCTAGCGTAGGTGGGCTCTGACTCATCCAGGGCAGTTCCGGCAGCCTTGAGGGTTGCGGCGCTGTAGGCGGTCAGGGTTGGGATGGTGAGGTCTTCACCGGATGCGGTACGGATAACGTCAGAAACGCCTCCATCGAGCATCGGTCCAACCAGACGCGCTACATCGAATACCTGGTCAAAGAATGACTTAGGCACGGTGTTAGCGGACGGGACCAGGGTCGCACGCTTTTCAGCCGCGAATGTGTGGTCACGCACTTCTCCCAGACCGATTCCGCGCAGGATAGCCTCTGCTGAACGGTCTTCACTACGCTCGGCAGGTGCGAATCCAGCGGATGCCTCAGCAACCTCCAGGGTACGCTCCTCGTTGCGCTTTGCGACCTCAATGGCTTCATCGGCACGGCGGATGTCAGCCTCAATGCGGTCAATCTTCTCAATCTCAGCAGAATCGAGTCCACGGTTAGCCTGCTCTGCTGATTCGATAACGTCACGAATCTGCATCGTCAGGTTGGCGCGTGCTTCCTGCTGAGTCTTTACGAACTCAGACATTTGTGTCTCCAATGTTAGATGTGTATTTGGTTTGCCCAGGGTGGTTCCACTCACTGACGCTGGTCGGCAGAGCACACTCACGATTCCGACATATCTAGGGTATCAGCTTTTAGTGGAACTGCTGGGAATCGAACCCAGGTCCAGGCTTGGTCGCTTGCGCGGTTTCCATCCCTGTCGAAACCATCCAGTCCCTTGCTACAAGTGTATCTCCAGAGCCCGCTAGAAACGCGGGGTCTAGGGTCCTAGACTTTTGGAGACTTAAGGGATAGACTTAAGGGACCGCGTTGCTCCTGGCTAGTGGAAGTGACAGTGAAGCTACTGACCGAGTGACTGCGAATGAATACTGACAACTACAGAGTGACTGAATGACTGACTGGCCTGCTGGATGGCTCGCTTCTCGTATCTACGATGACCGGGTTGCCTGCTGGCTGTCTATCCTCCAAAGAAACTGGAGGTACTGATTATGGATGCTGAACTAAAGGATGAGGTGCCGATGTGGGTCTACAGCGAAATGACTTTTGTCGCTAGGCGTTACATCGACTACTTGCTTGACAATGACGCAATGCCTGTCGAACTGAGCTACCTTTTGGAAGCTTGGGTTGAAGATGTCGAATACAACTGTGCGGTAGCTGAACGCTCACTACGATATGTGGCGTTACAGTTTGGCTACCCTGCTGAAGCGATTGACAATATCTAATCGAATGACCCTTGAGGATAGACGGTCTGCTGGCAACCCGGTCCGAATGAAACTGGAGGTGGCTACTATGGCTACTATATTCAAACCGCTTACCGGATTGCCTTACTACATTCCGAACTGTACTGAGGTGCCTGCTTCTGAGCTAAAGCGTGCCCGCCTGAAGTTTGAGACGGGTGGCGTTACTTACAAGCTTGCTTCTCACAAAGCTGACCCTACGGACCACCTTTACATCTGGATGGTCGGCTCTGACGGTACTGCTATGAGCGTGGACGATGATGCTAACCACTTGGCTGATGCTGAGTTTGAGGGTGTCTTTTCCATGCGTTGCATAAACGGGTTCATCTAGAACCTGCGGCGAGCCATCCTGCTGGCTAGTCAGTCTCAATTACCTAATCAGAAGAATGGAGAATCAAATGAT